TAACAATTTCATTTCCTAATTCATCAATTGATTTTTTAGATAATGTCCAATCATCTTCTTCCCAACTAGAAATTAATATTTTTTCATCATCTCCAAAATTTGCAAGGTGTGTTAAATACTTACTTTCCTTTTCAGGTTCTAAAAATTCTAATTTTTCAATAAATGCATCATAAATTGATTTTTTAATAGAATCCTCATCTAATTGAATTAGTGGATAAAAAATATTAGTTTTTATCTCATATTCATTTCCAACCAATTCGGCTGCACCTGCTGTATTAATGGGTTTTAATATTAATGTAATATTATCATTACCATTCCATTTTGAAAATTTATTTGCAAGTTCTTTTATGTTTATTTTAAAAGAACCATTCGAACTTAATTTTTTAAATAAGGATGTTCTTGTTTTATCTTTTAATAATAAATCGACATCAATAAATGAAGTTGAAAAAGATGTATAAGTTATTTCATAATCAATATTCAAATCGGAAAAAGAAGGTATTTCTATATTATCAGGATATTGTATCTGAGTAATAGAAGGAAAATCATTTACCGATATAAAATTTATTATTACTTCTACTCTATCACCCGTTCCATATAAATCACTTACAGGTACAATTATTACCTTTTTATTTCCAAAAATATTTCCAAAATCATTTTTAAAAGATAATGATATTGTTCCACTATTAGCATTTACTCTTATTTTTTTATCACTACTAATATAAACATCTAAAAAATTACAATCCGACTGTTTAAAATTTATATTAACAATACCATCATTATCGGAATCCTTAATTTGTTTAGAATATGTTGGGAAATCCAAATATACAATAGGTTTTGGATATATTATTTCTTTTTCTATAATTACGGCAACCGCAATACCACCTTTCAACAATTCAACGGCTTGTATTCCTATAAATTTATCTCCCGTTAACCATTTACTATAATCGGTTGGATAATTTACGGCATTTTGTTTATTTGTATAATATATTTTTGTAATTTTGTAATTTGATGTAAGATTACTTTCTAAAAATAAATTTAAAACACTATTACTTAAACTACTTTTGGATATTGTTTTATTATCGGTATTACCATCTGATAAAAGAAAATCATCTTTTTCTAAAATAGTTTCACCTTCACGTATTTCATATTTTAGTTTGATTTTATCTCCTATTTCATTTTCTAAATTAGAAGTGATTGCAATTTCATAATTTATAATCTCACTTATTGGTGTATCATCTTGTACAACAGGTGTATTTGGTAAATCGTTATTAATTATTGGTGCTTGTGCAGGAGCAGCCGCACTTGCACCACCACCTGTCAAATAAGGATTAGAACCATTAACGTTCATTAAAGAACTGGTATCATCTGTTAGTATATTATTTTCTCCAATCATTTCTAATATAAATACTTTTTATATTTTATTTTTCATTTATCCAATTAGGTCTATCCGGTAATTCTTTTACTTCACCCGTTCTTGTATCATAATAACTCCCTCCACCTCCTCCAGTACCACCACCGGTTGATGGTGTTTGTATTTCAACTGGTGGAATATATCCACAATTTAATGAATTTGTTTGAATTAATTCATCATATGAACCACCATTACCATCTGCGTATTTTCCATACTCATCATATCCTTTACAAATCGTATTCAATAATGTTCCACGAGCCGGATATGTTGGTGGTGTAAACGAACTAGTTGTATCATTAAACACAACAGCGGTTTCTGATGGTGTGTATACATTTCTTTTTTCTTCACTATATGTGTTGAATGAATCTAAATTATTTTGAATTTGTTTTTGTAATTCTACTATTGAAAATTCTTTTGGTAATGTTTTAATTCCAACATCTCTTCTTTTTAAAAAAGATAAATTAAAATCAATACACTTATATAAAATACCTCTTATGTCAGATAACATTTTATTAAAGTCGTATGTATCACAATCCTGAAATATAACTGTTGATGGTTTACCAAAATTAGTTTGAGTAATATCATATCCTCTATTATTCAAATAGTAATCAACAGCTGTTTTAAAATCGGTAAATATTTTTGTTCTAATTGAACCAAAATTACTAAATCCAAAATCTTTTTTTAATAATGTAAAAAAATCTTTACCAAATTTACTTTCTAAAGCTGAATCTATTTTTTCTAAAAAAGTATTTTCAAATGAGTTTATTGTATCTAATAAAGAATTTTTACTATATTTTAATTCTGCATTTAAACTTCTTAAATTTTTAAATTCCGTTTTTGTTTTATTATTTATATTTTCAAATTTTGTTTTAAGTGGAAGGATTCTTATTTCTTCTCTAGATGGTGATATTTCTTCAATCCATACTCTTTCTAAAATATCTTCACTACCAACTTTATATCTAACAAAATTTATATTAACCTTTAAAATACCATTTGTATAACCAACATCTTTTAAAAGTTTTTCAATATCAATTGCTAATTCTTTTTGCCCACCTTTATTTGTAATTTCATACATGTAATTTTTAATATCATTTGTTTTTATGTATGAAACATTATTTCCTGATTTTTGTGGTAGTAAATTATTGTTAATATCATAAACAGATACTTCCATAACATCGTATTTACAACTACCAAAATCCGTTCCTTCTATTTCATTTTTGGCAACTATAAATAAATCATCTTTTTGAATAAACTGACCTTCATTCGATGATTTGTTATTTATATCTTCAATATTTGTATATTTTTTAATACTCATAGTTTATTTTATATCATCATAAGATTTTGGATGTGCGATAGTTAAGCGAGTTGAAAAAGATTTAGTTTCAGATGTTCCATCGGCTCTATTGATACTAATAGTTAAACCCGCATTGTAATCGGTAGTATGGTCTCTCTTACCATATGATACATTTTCCGGAGTAGCTACGAATTCTATTTCTTCCGTTGCACCAGGTGATATACTAAATGATACTTTTGGAATTCTAAACCATCTTTGATTATTATTCCAAGTAGGAGATAGTGTAACGTTTACAGGTTCTAAATCATTATTAACCAAAGTTACTTTTTTACCTCTAATCCATTCTTTCGCATCATCTCTAGCATTCTTAATTTTAAAATGCATTACAGGTTCATTTGCTGTGCCTGCTGGTGTAAAGTTGGCACTTACTATTTTATTAACAATTACACCACCCTGTGCTTTAGTAGTTGTTTCTAAATCTTTTTGTTGTCTTACCGCACCTAATTGCGCTTGTAAACCTTCAATAATTGCATTTAATGAATTTATTTGTTGAATCAATGCTTCAATCTGTGCTTTAAATCCTGTCTTTTGTGATTGTAAAGATGCTCTCAAAATACTTTCATCAACTGACTTTTGCAATGATGTCGCTATTTGATTAGAAAAATCATTGATTGTGTTTGTCATTGTATCTATCTGATTTACCAACACATCGTTTGTCTGTTCTATACTTAATCTATTGTTAATTTCGGTTTGAACTTGTGCTTCTAATGTAGTTATTTGAACTCTTAATTCATCTATTGTAGCATTTAATCTCTCCACTTGCAATCGTAAATCCTCAACCAATGCAACTTGTTCATCATATAAAGGTTTGGGAACCAAATCTAAATTTGGTTTTGGTATATTTGGTTTTAATTCTACAACCTCAACATCAATTGCTTTAACCAACTCCGTTTCATCATATTTTGGTTTACTTAAGTTTTTAAATATTAAGGATGATGCGGGGTTTGTTTCTTCAACTACTGTGACTCCAAATTCATTTTTTGTAATCGCAGATGATCCTGATACCTTTAAAATATTTTCTAAAGTTACTTTATTTGATTCTTGTAATTTTTCAGATATTGCTTCTAAATTTGTCATTATATAACATCAAATATTAATTTGTCATCAATTATTTTCGAAACACTATCAACTTCAACTTTTATTTTTAATCTATAAGTTCTATTAGTTGGATATGTATTTGTATCTAAATAAAAGTAATTTGATTTAGAATCACAACTTAATTTAGAATACTGGCCAAATGGAACAACTATTTCATTTGTTCTATAATCTTCTATTTGATAATAAGATGATGTTGGTAAATACTTTGATTGGTCATATTCAAAAGTAGTTCCAAAAGATTTTGATGGATATAAATCTCTACCTTTAACTCTTACTTTTGTTTTTGTATTTTGAAAATATTCTTTTTGTAAATTTGTTACAACCACTTTTGAATTTTCTAATGCATCGGTTGAAGTTGACCCTGTTATTGGTGAAAGTGAACCCGTATTAAAAACACTATCATCCCAAACTATTTCCAGTTTTGGTTGGTATATTGTATTTGTTTCTTTTGAGAAAAATTTAAGAACACCATAATCTAAAGAATCATTTTCTGCGTTTAAACTATGGTGGATAACAAAACCATTATTTGATAAAGAACCACTTAACCAAAGATTTACAATACCCGTAACATCCATTCTAATATCATCTGGTTCGTTATTAAATGATTGAGATGCTTCACTACCTGTATACCACGTACCTCCTTCTGCATTTGCTGAACCTGTGGTTCCTGGAGTAAACACAGCAGTCCCTCCTATTACATTATCTTGCCAACTATCTATTCCATTTCTATATTTCCAACTTATACCATCCGAACTTATATTATCAAATTTTGTGCCAGTTCCCATTATCCAACTTTGAGAAACTGCGTTTGCATAAATTGTATATTCTAAAGGAATTTCTTCTGAATTTGCAGATTTAAAATTTAAATACGCTTTCCATCCACTTCCTGTTTCTAAATTTAAAACATCAAACTTAATAAAAGTTCTGGTAATATCCTTTACTCCTCCGTAATAAAGTTTACCTACTTCCAATATTTCATCCCTACCAGCGTTTTGGTCTGGTTGTTGAAGATACACACTTGCATCATATGATGATGTATAAAATTTATGCATATTATATTGCCCTCCCTTTAATGTCTTTATTTGGATATTTAACTTCGAATATAGAAGGGTCTAAGGAAGGGTAGACAATCTTTCCTTTAGTTGCTTGTTCTATATTGTATTTATTTGGTGAATAGTTTTCATTATTATCAGTTCTACAAATATTTGATATTTTTACAGAAGGAACACTCATTACACCATCCACATTTGCTATTATTAATTCCAATTCTGATAGGTTTATTGGTTTATTAAATGTCCAATTATCTATATTAAAATAATCTTGTAATTCTGCTAAACAATTTGCAAGAACTTCTCTTTTATTATAATTTGAATATACATTTATTTCAAAATCAACACCTATATTAATAATAAACCCATCTAATATATTTACCGCATCTGTCAACATTCTATATTCAATGGATTATTTACTTCTGCAATATTTGTTCTTTTTTGAGTAAGATATTTAACCAATTCTGTTTGAATTTGCTGTGTTGTTGCTGTTTGTAATGATTGAACTAAATTAACAAATTCTGCAATATTCTGCGGTGATGCTAATATAGAACTTGGTGAATTATTATCAATCTCACCATCAGGACTAACATACACTTTTGTAACACTACCATATTTTTCCGGCATAGATAGAGCTCTAACAATGTAATCTTGTCTAGTTACTGCTCTATTTTGAGAACCAAATGTTGCTAATGCATTTTGTCTTATTTCTTCAATTGATTCTGCTCCTCTACCACCTATTGCCGATTCTATATTTTCAACTTCCACACCAGCTTTAGTTGCGTTGTATAATGCTAAATTATCTACTGCTAATAAATCTTCAATAAACTCAATTCTTCGTATTCTTGTTAAATCACCTGTATTAACATTTGATTTAACTCCACCACCTACTAAATATTTTACTGTTAATGTTTTATTTTGTGGAACAATTCCAAATGTATTTGTTTTTAAGAAGTTAGATGGGTCTATTCCTTGATTCAATCTTTGAACGGAGTTTGCTAAACCTAATCCAACATTTTTAGGATTTGGTAATAACTGACTATCATCTAAATTAACATCACCACTTCCGAATTGTAAATCAATTGTGTTATCGGTATTTACTTTTACTGAAAATCTACGTGGAACTTTTTGAACTTCTAAAATATATGGAACGGTTTTTGAATAATTACTTAAATCACCAGTATTACTTTCAATATTTGGTTGTTCTACAAATATACTTTCTTGTGCCAAATAAGGAACTTCATACCACTTTGTTCCATCCTCTTCTTCAACGGAAACTATTGATATAATATCCGTATCTGTAATTGTTTTGCTTGGATAATCTATATCAGTATCAAATTGTATAGAAGTTGTTTTTTGAGTTGCAGATATTGCTTTTACTTTTTTAGTAATTAAATATTTTGTAGGTTGCCCATCACCATCTCTTTCTAAAACATCAATTTCTCTATCCGTTGTATTTGCGAAATCTACAATATCGGTAGTTCTAAATACAATTGTAGAGTCGGTTGATGATTCTACTTCCATACCTTCTTTTATTTTAAGATAATAAGATTCATCAGGAGCATTGGTGTTACCACTACCACTAAATGGAACAACTTGATAAACATTTAATGTGGTCACTGCAGGTGTTGTAACTTTTGGTTTATATCCCATTGATTGTGCCAATGCTATCACATTTTTTCTTTCCGTTGCATATGATAACATTGATTCTTTTAATTGAATGTCTTGATAAAATGAAAGCATATCACCAACTGCAGCTGCTTGTTCTACAAAAACCATACCAGGAGATGATTCATTAAAATCCGAATATGTGTTTGGGAAGTATGTTTTAGTAAACTCTACTAAATTTTGTTTTAATGTTGCAAAATCTTTACCCACATAGGATATTCCCTTTTTATCATTTCCCCAATTTTTATCTAAAGGTCTAAGTGCCATTTTTATTAATTATTTACAGTTATTTGAACCGATTCTCCTAAGTTTGGATTTGAAACCAAAGAAAATTTTATTTCTAAATTTATTTTATTGTTATCAATATCTTTATCATCATAATCAAATATGATTTCATCTATGTTTAAATATGGTAACCATTCTGTAACTGCATCTAATATTGATGTTTCAATTTTATTTTCAATCAATTCATTATCCAACTGCTCAAATAATACTTTCCAAATATCACACCCAAAAGTTGGATTTAAAATTCTTTCTCCTTTTCTTGTTAGTATTAAATTTTTTAAATTATCTTTAGCTTGAGTAAGAGTTGTATAATTAACAGAAAATATACCACCTTTATCAGAACGTTTATTTATTCCGATACCAAGTATTTTATAATTATTTTCCGTTAAATCGGTAACATTAACTTTACCAAGCTCTATTGCCATTATTTAAATCTTTTAACTAATTCACTATAATCTCTTGTCAATGCTTTTATTGTAGCATCTTGCAATCCATCACCAGTTGATTGAAAGTTTGGTGTATTTTGTGGAATATCATGTATCATTCTGTAATCCATTGTTTCCCAATCTTCTTCAACACTTTTTTGTGGTTGTAACATATCCAATACACTACTAACGGCGTGTGCACCTTCCTTTCTTTGTTCTGCAGTAAATGGTTGTGTCATATTTAATACCTCATTTAACATTGGATTTTTTGTATATTCCTTTGTTTGTTGAGGTCTTTGTTGTTGAA